GCCCGTTAGCCAGCTAGGCTAACCCATCGGCTTTTCGACTTGAAGCAGCCGCGCTTCGTACTAGACAGAAAGTCGATTCCTTCACTACTACCATGTAGGTAGAGGAGGGGATCGGACAAAGTCTCAGTCAGGCAGTAGTCTGCTGGGACTCTTTCTTCTGGTCGAGCTCCTGCACTGTCGCCAAGTAGGCGAGCGCCATCGGCGTCGCAAGTGCCAACCACTGGTTGTATGGACGGAAGTTCAGTCCAAGTCCAACCATAATGGTACGGTACTCCGCGTATGCTGATGTCGCCGACTGATGGACGATCGTGCGGGACTTGAGGTCCAGCTCGACAACCAATATCGGAACATCGTATTCCGAATTGTACGCTTCCCCATTCAGGAAAAGCGTATAGTTCTTTACGGTGTCCTTGATAAAGGGTGCCATTTCCGTATCGATATTCTGTGGTACATGTACCATTCGAGTATTCGGTACGTTTTTGAGCATGAACGTGTTGGCCCCATTTGTTGAGGCAGGCGAGTTCGTCTCCATCTATTTCATCCTTCTGTTTAATAGGATCGAAATGTAGCCTCTTTTGCTTCCAACACTGCAGATCCCGATTCCATCGGAGATCTGTCGTGAAAATGAAGCTAAAGTGGGCTAATCCCGAGCCAGGTTTACTGGTTTTGGGTATGGTACGTCTCACCACTCGACTGAGCAGAGTACGTATTGCCTGGGCCGTCTTCCACTTACCTCTCATATAAAAGAGGTCTGCGGTAGCATTCCAGGACAATATTTCCTCAGCTCCCCAGTGTCGTAAGTTGTCAGGCGGTACTGTTCGGGCATATACCGGGTTAACCGGCATACCCTTATAGAAATCCGCCCCGCAAGATTCTCGGAAGTTTCCTTTTGAGAACGACTTGCTGACATTAACCTTAAGAGCATAGCTCTCCAGGTATCTTACGACAACGTCCGCGTACTCTACAGGGACAATAATATCGTCCCCATAGATGTCGATCTTTCGGCTGTAAGCCTGTATTGATCGATACGTTGGACGCCTCCCATCGAGTTGGTGCATCGCGCTTAATATAAGGGTGTAAAACACCATTGCCTCTACTGGGAAGCATAAAGCTGATCCCATAGAAGCATACTTAGTTAGCACGATGTTCTTCCCGTTGGGAAGTGTAGCATGCAACGAACGAGCATCCTCCAGGTATTCGAGGAGCCCTGAGTTCTTAAAGATGCGTTGGACTAAGTGCAAATGCACTCGGTCTGAAGCGTCTTTCAGGTCTAGCGTAGCTAGTCGTTTATCGATGCTGCTAATGTAAGCGAGTCGTTGATTCACATCTTGCCGGGTAAACCGGATAGAGTGTTTCGTTAGCGAGTTCCGCTCCAATATCTCGTATATGTAGTCCTTTAGGGACTGTTGCATATACTGGACGTGAGAAGGTTCAATCGCTATGACTCGTGGCGTCGTAAGTGTTTTTGGAACGAACACTACACGTACGGGCAATTCATCCCGCACGCTGAGGTATTCGACTCCTTCTTCACTTTCGTCTCCTGTCCCGATACCACTGACCCTTGCGGCAACCCCGTAATTGGGGTAGGCGTGGAGGTCAGAGGGATAGGAGAACTCCGATCGCTCGTGCCAATGCTTAATCCGATGTCTCTCGTTAGAGAGACGACGATCTGCAGTGACACCAGGCCCGTGATGACAAACAAGGTCAAGGCCATCAAGCCCAGGAAAAACCCTAGGCCAAATGAGTCCCGAAACCGAGTCCAAGACATTGTCTTCCCTTTCAACTAAAGGGGTCGCACGGCGGAGATCGCCTTCTACGTCAAGAAAATGCTGGATTGCAGCGCGGTTTCTAGCCTCGCTACACTCCTTTTTCGGCTTCTTACAGAACCGACATATCTGTCTAATCCAGTAAACTGAATTCGGACAGGCATCTTGACGTAGCCTACCATCCAATGTGAACACTCGTTTGAAGAAACCCCCAAGAAATCGGGGGAGACTTCCGTGTCTACTGAAAGCAGTTGGACACGTGAACGATCCGCTCTCCAGGCCCTGTTCCAGGGCATCAGAGAGAGTTGGAAGGGTAATCGCTAAAAACGAGAACCCCTCATGTTCACAACGACGCACGATACGTTGTGCGTCGCGTTCTACGGACAAGTCTAGGTCCAAAGCTGCATCTTGCAGCAAGGCCTTGACGAGCATGGTCAGTCTTTTCACTGTAACCTCCATTGTTATGGGGGAAACAGGACTGTCTAGGCTAACTCCGTCGAAACGGGTGATACCAAAGTCGGACTACAATTACGCGTAGCCGACTGGAAAGTTCTTCTTTAGAACTCTCCGACGAGCACTTTCTGGTAATTGGCTGAAGTAAGCCAAGCCTTGAGTGCATCGACAAGGTATCCGATCTCAGTATCCGTAAAGACACCCGAGCGCGGCTCGTCAATGACGAGATACACGCTGGTGCCTGCCTCAGAGACGATCGCACTGATTGGATCAGCTGCGACTTTGATCTGAGACAAACGGACTTCGCGACGAAACCTCTTAGCAGTAGTATTCTGCTTCGTGGTCATCGTGACCTTACCATCAGCCGAAGTATACACGTTCTGGTTAGGACCTGCAGAGGTCTTGGCCAGAGATGTAGCAACGGCATTAATGGTAACGGACTGTGGATCAGTAAGCACTAGAAGCTCCATTTCTTTTACGCTGGTTGTACAAATTCGCAATCATCGTAGACGAGACAAGCCTAGTGCCCCGAGAATCGACAACTGCATGGCGCTGAGATTATTCTCAGACGTCTGCCAACCGAAAGGATCACCAAGTATGCGGGTCTTATGGACCCTTGACCCATACGAGGTGAGATCGACCTTTACGCGGTTTAAATCGTAATCATAGAGAGTCGCCCGTACGTTGTATTCACGACGCATGGTACGTTCTCTCATGACGTAGAAATAATCCGCTGCAAGGCGATCGGCTACTCCGGCCTCGAGGTTACTTATCGTATCCCCAAGGTTAGAGAACCAATCTACAAGCCATGACCACGGGATCGCATTGTATAGGACAGAAGGAGTCGGTTTTAAACCATAAATCCGACCCAACATGTTCCTTGTCCAATCGATATCCCTAGGTCCCGGTGGAAGCCAGTATCGGAAGCGGGCAGATGCCCAAATCCTATCTGTCGTCCAATCGGTCTGTCTCCACGTCGGCTGCGTAGCATAAAACTGCGTAGCCAATGTAGGTGCGAGAGCACCATACGACGTACCGGTAGTAATAACCGGATCAGAGACTGCGTCTGCAAGAGTTATCCTCCTGCGGACGGGCTTACCGTTGTCTCGAAGAAGTTGCCTGACACGCTTTTGAAGCTCACGTTGAGCTTTAATAATATTCTGCGCGTCACGCACTGTTGCAAACCATCCGAACTGGATGCCTAGGTGTAAATTCCCTAGACCTCTAAAGCTCTCGATGGCGGACTTTACGTCCCGCAACTGACTAAGCATATGCGGAATATCCCTTAACTCTACAATAGAGTTGAGATACGAAGCAATGGGCTTAGTAGGCTTCATCTTCCTGTATGCCTCAGCCGCTCTACTGGACCCATCAAGAATTGATGTAAAACCAGTAGTCGGAAGGTCGGCCATATTGGCCGAGAATATACCGTCATAGACGGTATTCGCCGGATTAAGTGTCCGAGACCATCGCTGGTTATCGGTTACACCGTAGTGCATGAATTTTTGACTGAGCGTGAAAGCTCCGCCAACGTTCCTGTCACTGGGAAAATCTGGATAGCCATAATGGCCACTGGAGAGGCTTAAGACTTCAGTATCACTTTGAACTGTGATAACTGGTTGGTCCCAAACCGTACCTCCAATGTTCCAGTATTTACCCTTTACGGTATTACTCTTAGTCCGTGTGGGCATATACGACAACTCCTTTCGGTACCCGCAAAA